CTTCCAAGTTACATCTGTTGAATATGCAGGTGAGTTTAACGGTGAAGTTACTTACAGTATGTCTTTTGAAAGTTCAGGTTCAATTACATTTGCTACAGTCTAATAAATGGCTTGGCAATCTGTAACAGTCAAAGGTGCTAAGGGCGACATCTCTGCTTTGCTTAGTGGAGATGTCCTTGAAGTAGCCAACCAGTTAGGAAAAGACCCATCTGAAGTAAAAGTAGATGGTAAGTCCTATAAAGTATCGTCTTGCTTATTAGATGAAAGAGACGATGTATTAACAATCAAACTTGCAATGGCAAGTACAAAACAGGAGAAGTCAGATGACAAACCCACTAAAGGGCGAGATTGAGATAAATTTAGGCGGTGAAACTTACAAATGTAGGCTCACTATTGATTCACTGGTAAAAATAGAAGATGAACTGGACACAGGAATTCTTGAATTAGCCTCTGACATATCACAAGCAAAGGTAAGAGTGCGAACCTTACTTACTGTACTTAGATATGCTCTTAGAGGAGGTGGTAATGATTTTGATGAAAAAAAAATGAAATCAATTATCACTTCTTCAGGAATTATCAACGCATCTGCGACTGTAGCACAGTTGCTTGCTGATTCTTTAACAGACCCTGAGACAGCAGAAGAAGAGGGCAGTTCTGCAAAAAAGCCACAGGAGATGACAGAATAGAATGGACAATATATATGCAAATATGTATAGGCATGATGAATATGCGACCTGTAGATTTTTGGAATTTGTCACCTAAAGAAATGTGGGAAGCAATTAAAGGGTTCAAGCAATTCCATGCAGCAGATAAAGATAAACCTATGACTAATGATGAACTTGAAAATTTGATGGAGTTATACCCTGACTAATGGCTACAGTAGATGAACTTATAGTACAAATTAAGGCAGATACCAAAGACCTTAATAAAAAACTTACACATACTAATAAACAGCTCAATAAAACTGGAAAAGAAGCTGAAAACGCAGGGAAAAAGTTAAAAGCAGGATTATCTAAAGGCAAGGTAGCTGCGGTAGCTATAACTGCTGTTCTTGTAAAACTAGCAACTCATATAGCTAAAGTAGGAATGGAGTTTGAAGATTTAAAAGACTCTCTTGATACTGTTTTTGGAAGTATGAAGGATGGCGATAAAGCCATGAAAAGAGTTTTTGAATTTGCTTCAACCACACCTTTTCAAGTTGAAACTGTTACAAAAGCATTTATAGCTTTAAAGTCTGTTGGCATAGAACCAACAAATGATATGCTGCAAACCTTTGCTGATACTGCATCTGTGTCTGTAGATCAACTAGGTGTATTTGAAGCATTAGTTAGAACAGTACAAAGATCAGCAGCAGGAGGTCTAGGACTTGAAGAATTAAATATGCTAAGTGACAGAGGCATACCTGCTTTAAAAATACTGTCGGAAGAATTAAATCTTAGCAAAGATGATATAGCCAAATTTGGTAAAACTGTAGAGGGAGCAAGGCTCATAACAGATGCTCTGCAAGAGGGTTTAAATAAAAGATTTGGCGGTGCTATGGAAAGTAAAATGGACAATCTAAGCACCAAAACATCAAATATGACTATAGCTTTCAAACAATTAGCAGACGAAATATTTAAGAGTGGTTTAGGAGAATTCTTTGGTGCTTTAGCTGACTCATTAAAAGATGCTGCTGAACAGGCAGCTAGAGCCATTGCTGCTACGCAGGGAAGAGGTACAGGAGTAGTTTTGAGAAATCCTAATCAAGACGTTGGCAAAAATGCTACACCTGATCAGAAAAAAAGATCAAGACTTGCTACTGTACAAGCTAATATTGACGATTTGCGAGCTGCTGCTAGTCCTTTAGAGACAAAAGCAGCAAAGCAACTAGCTTTGGATAAGAGTCCTTTAGGAAGAACAGGTCTGATGTCAGAATTTCACATAACTTCAGAGGAACAAAAACAACTTGGTTTAATTAATGATGATTTGGAAGAACAAATAGAACTTTTAGATAGAATCAAAACAGGCAAAGGTTTGATCTCAGAAGAAGATAAAGCAAGTTTGATGAGACAGGGTGAACTACAACAGGGTCTTACTTTTATTACAGGCTTAATCAACAAAGAGTTAGGTGCTACCAACGATCTAGCTTTTGCAAAAGAAAATCTCACAACTATTTACACGGAAAATCAAGAGGCTTTAAATTTATTAGGTTTTGACGAACAAAAAATTATAGATTTACTAGATAAACACGCAAAGAAAACAGAAAAAGTTGCTACATTTAGTGAAGAAATGCAACAAGCTATTGCAAGTTCAGCAGCTACATTTAGTAAAGAGTTTGTAGATTCTTTATTAGAAGGCGAAAATGCTTTGGCAAGTTTCCAAAATTTAGCTAAAAATATAGTTTCTCAAATAATATCTACGTTCTTGCAATTAGCTGTAGTAAATAAAATATTAAATGCCGTATTTGGTGCAGGAACATTTGATGAATTAGATTTAAGTACAGGAAAAGTTGTTAAAGCAAATGCAGGCGGTGGCACAGTCCAAAAAGGACAACCTACATTAGTAGGAGAACGTGGTGCTGAAATATTTGTACCAAACACTGGCGGTACTATCATGAACAACATGAATAGCAAGAATGCTATGGGCGGTGGCGCACCTATCATAGTAAATCAATCTGTAAACTTTGCTACTGGTGTAGTGCCAACAGTGAGAGCAGAAGTACAGAAGATGTTGCCCCAAATATCAGATGTTACAAAAGGTGCGGTGCTAGAAGCAGCAGTGCGTGGTGGTTCATATAGAAAAGGATTAATAGGTCGTGGCTAAAATAATAACAATGCCTTCAACTCCTAACTTTGTAAGAAGTAACTTTAGCTTGTTTAGAGCAATAGGACAGACAGCTTCACCATTTACAGGCAAACAACTAACACAAGAGTTTGATGCTGTATTCTGGCAAGCAGAGGTAACTTTACCGCCGTTGAACAGAACACAGGCTGTAGAGTGGCAATCCTTTTTAATGCAATTAAA